CACTAGATAACGATTGACCAAAGTTTTTGATTTTTTCATCATGTAGATTATCAAGTATGAATTCAAATATACTCATATCTAAATGACCCGCTACTAATTTCCAATCAATTTTTGGTTTTGCGACTTGTTTATATTTGTGCAAAAAAGTTTTGAGTTCTTGTATTTTAACATCATTACTTTTTTCACTCTCAACGATTTGATTAAGTATAGTCAATTCACTCATTACTTCAACTCCTTAATCTCACTAGACCACGTTGTTCTAGTGTTTAAAGTTGAATATTTCTCAAACAAATCCATGTGTTGTTTTTTAAAGTTCTCAACACTAAAAGAATTGTAAGTCGAAACATTACGTTTTAAAACGTACATCAACTTTTTAGACTTAAAACTAATCTCATCAGTTTTAAGTAGTTCGAACAATTCAACATTGCTAGGTTTTAAAATCCTATTCCACGTTGAAGTTAGTTCTTTTTGTTCTTGCTTTAATTCACAAGAATTGATTATCAACTTTTTATTTTTAGGGCTAAGTTGAAAAGCCTTTTTTAGTTGTGCCATTTTACTCTCTCCTTTTTTGTAGTTTTTAACACACGATTAAATTATCAAATCCCATGACCATATCAAGAAAAAAATAAATTATTTTTTATCTGTTAATTAAAATCATTCTAAAGTGCAATTTATAATCATTCTAAAGTAGAAAAATTCTAGCCGAAGGAAGCGTGGTTCGAAGGAGATCCGTGCTGGGCATGCAGCCAAGAGCTTTGGGTGGGAGTTGGGATTTGGGATTTGCAGTGGGAGTGGGAATGGGAAAGGAGAGCTTCTGGAGGAGTCACCTGGCTGGGATCGCAGGTGTATCCAAAAGCTTTATCTTTCTGACCTTGTCGTTGGGAACGGGAATGGGAGACCGGTTCGCTGCTGCCTGGCCAGCAGGGTCATAGTAAAAGCAACAACAGGACGGTGAGCGTTAGCCAACGGAAACGGGACATAAACGCTAGACACACCAATCCTGTTATTACGTAACCCACTAAGACTTCACCTCTTCGCCGACCACAGACTCTGCCCATGTATTGCCATTTGCAATACACTTGCTGCCTGGCGCCCCAGTCAATGCGTAAAGCTTTCCAGCTTCAGGCTTGTCCTGCTTCTTTGAATGGGAAACGGCATCCTTCCTACCTGTCATATTATAGCTGTCGTCAACCTCACCTTTCTCCATTAACTCGGTGAATGCATCCTTCGGCTGCCACCCATCGGGTGGCGCATTATCTTTGTTGACCTGTTCTATTATTTTTTTTAGCTTTGGCATATCACACCTCCCTCGTGATTCCATCAGGGTCTGTATGAAACACTACCTTGTCCCCTAACTTTTTGTTCTCCAACAATGTTGGAATATTATTTAATTTACCAACACCTGACTTCTGCGTACCTTCGGTAATTTGCACCCACATCTTCTCTACTAAATCTTCTTCCTTGAACCACACGTAAACGAAATTGGAAAAGGGAAGTTCTTTCTCTTGAGATTTAATTTTAAAGTATGTTTCTTTGCCATGCTCCTTGCATGAAAACACAATGTTCTTGTCGTCTTCTTTTTTTGTCATCGTACTGCTCCTTTTGTTATCCCATGAATATAAGATTATTATCTAGAATGTCAAACAAAAAATTTTGAACAGCAGGTGATGCTGCCTGGCCGCCCAGCTCAGTCATTACCTAAAAGTACAACGAAAGCTTCAGCTTTTCCAACGGCAAATGGGAGTTCATCACGCTGTGTTCTGGCGATCCCAGCTGGGAGCCCAGAGTAGTAGTCCTACATATCTATCGAGGAGTTCAAGGTGGGAGATGGGAAGTGGGAAACCAATGGGGTTAAGGTTAACCATCCAACCCCAAGGTTAGGCTTTGACGCCTTCGAATCCCGATCAACTCTCGCTGATCTCAGATCCAATTAACCCTCTAGAAGCGACGCCGTGCGTCTTTGAAAATTGGATCAGAGATCAACGGCAGCCCAACGGACGCAAAACAGGAGCTAATAGTTTTTTGTATGTCGAGCTACCAAGACCTTTCTATATATCATCATGGGATAAATGTCAAACATTTTCTTTCACCTGCAATTTGGAATTTCATGCCGTGCCCAGCAGCAGCCTCCTGACGCCAGTCTTTCAAAAAGACACAGAAACCCTCACTTTTCGGTAACGGGAAGTGGGAACTTCGCTGCTGGCGTCCGGATCCAGAGTCCTGTGGCTTCAAAAACATCAATAAAGATGAGCTTTTCTTCAACGGGAGTTGGGAGATCCTGCATCACCAGCCAGGTAACGCTGCTGCTGAAGGATGGCCAGCAAGATTTCTTTATGAGCGTTGGGAAATGGGAAATGGCAAACGGGCAATGGCACATCGGCCAGTAACGATGGACCATCGTAAAGTTTGAGGGCTCTCTCCGAGAGGGCCTTTTGCAGCACAAATACTAATCCACCTGCTTTGTATCTATTTAAAATCCAAGCTTTTTGATATTTAGTTACACGAAGTTGCTTACCAAAACTTACCTTGAGCTCAAGCCAAAACTCTGTACCATTTACACAACAATTAACGTCTGGAATTCCTAGTCCTACGCTTGTTTCTATTCTTTGAAAATGTACGTTTGGCCACGCTTTTTTTAATTCCTGATAAAACTTTGACTCCTGCTTTTTCATTCAAATTTATATTCTTTTGTAGGTAAGGTAAGAACCACTTATTGTCTCTAATGACTTGAGACAATTGATTAGCAATTGCATTGACTGTAAGCTCTTCATTTTTAGTTGATGATAGACAATTACCATCGGAATTCAAGCCAGAATTATCAACGACAGCATGCACGAGCTCATGTAAAAATGAATTTGCTAAAGATCTTTCTGATTGATTTTTATCGAGTAATATCTTTTGAGAGACAGGATCGTATTCTCCAAACACATGTTGATTCTTATCTGGTATCTCATTCACTAAATCTATTTTTATATCAGTGTACCCAACTTTAATCTTTCTTTTCAACATTTACAGTAACCTTCCCTACGTTGGTTGTAAGATGAGCATTGTGCTTTTCATGAAAAAGCTTCCAAAACTCAGCCTCAGTTGTCCAACTCTTCTTCGGTTTCTGTCGCTTCAAGCTGGATTGTTTTGGCGTTTGGGATTTCATCTTTTAGTTCATTGATTGTTTTAATTAATTCATCTTTTGACATTGCAGACAAATCCTGCACTTTGATTTCTTTTTTATCTACATACAATCCAACTGATTGTCCCAAACGAAATTCTGAATTTATAGCTGCAGCTAACTGACCTTTGTCCTCAGCCACTAAAGATAAATGATCTAGTCTTCTAAGATGTCTCAAATGATCTTTGTATTGCTTTGATGCAGAATCACGAAGTCTTTCAATATAAGCCACAACGTGAGGATGCTTATCCGGGTTAGTTAATAGACTACCAACTTTCTCACAAGTTTTTTCTGAGTAACCTGCGTGTAAAGCCGCCTCCTTTTTAGTTCCCTGTGGGTAATGAGATACAAAGTATTCGGCAAACACTCGCTGCTTTGGGGTAAGCAGTTCAGCTCCTTTCATACGTTTTTTTAATGCTACAGCGTTAGTCATAATTTTTAAAATCTATATAGGTATATAAAACCTAAAAATAATATCTAGCACAAAAAAGGTCGCCAGACCAGTAGAACAGAAGATAGTAGACTGAAATTCAGTGTACTTTCAGTGTACTAGACTGACAAAATAAGTGTTGGTATATAAGGAAAATAGTTACTTTTCCTGTTTTCAGTGTACTATTATGTATTTTTGTGTTATACATAGTAATTACTTTGGAGATACTATATGGGACCTTGAAAATAGAAGATCTGGCCCCGGGTTAATCATCTTCGGGGCCATGATCCATCGTCCGAAGACCTTGAAGGTTCTGCATATACTCCCTTATCCTTGAATGGTCAACCCTGTTGGCTGCTATCGTTTGACACTGATTTAGGAATTCCTCAAAACCCATGTCTAATTTCATACTATTTGTAAGATTTGTACAAAAAACCACGTTACCTGGTATATAACCCAACGAAGAATCAAACCTGTCTATAGATGCATTAGTGCCTATTTTACCTTCACCACGTTGATGAGTCATTTCAATACCTGAGTATGGACAAATAGCTCCAAACTTTTTAAACTGTTGCTCCCAAATTTTAAAAAAAGACTCATGATCTAAGTTGATAAATTTATTTCTTTTACCTCTTTTACAATCAGATATCTTATTTTTTATTAACATTTTAATAAAAGCATGAATTGAAGAGCTGTACCTGGTGTTATCACGGTCAATTGCACATGAAGCACATTCTGCGCTTAATCTAACATTTAATACTTTCCAATGAAAATCATTTATAGTTTTAGTAATCCCACACATTGAACATATTTTTGTAAAAAATTTTGAAGCTTTAAGCTTTTTAGAATCCAAGTCCTCTTTTTTCATTATAGCCCCTACGCCACTTGATGTAGCTTATTTGATCTTTTGTAAAATAGATTTGTTCATTATCTACCATCCGTAGATAAGCGTCCTGTATATAAGAACTATCGTAACCAGCAAGGCTACACACAATGTCAAAATCAATTTGTCGGCTAGTGAACCATAGATGAGCTTTATATTTAAAAACAACGAGTGGACGCTCGATTCCAGGATAGATAACATCTTCGAAAGCACGCTGCAGAACCGCTCTCCAAAGCTTTTGTTCTGCTGGTTGTTTTTCATTTTCAAATTCAGTTCTTAGCTCCAACATATTGGTTTAGGCGAGGACGCAGCTTAGTAAAATGGTAGCTCTACTACGATGACTAAAGAGAGAAAGTCACTGCGCCCTCACCTAACTCATTTTACGACACGTAAACCTCGCATCGCTAAACGGTCTTTTTCGGTTTTTTTATAGATCTGATCCATATGGTTCCTGAAGGCCAGGCCACTGTCATCAAACCCAAAATCAACACCAGCAAATAGACCATACATAACTGATTTAATTTTCTTAAATTCAGTCTGCGTAGTTCTTGATGCAATAGTTTTAATTGCATTGTCTAAGTCTTGTGCTGCCACAAATACCTCTTGGTTAATTAACTTTTATCGGAAAATCTAAAATCTAAAGTGCGTTTTTTGAGTTGTCGATACAACTAGGACAATTAATAAAGTTATTTGGATCCGAATGCAAGTCTTTTTTCGACCCATCGATACCTTCTTTGAGAACGTAGTGGTTCCCCTTACATTTAGGGCAAACAGGTTTATCTATTTGGAATGAACCACTACCTGTGAATACTTCAATTTTTGTTCCCATTCTTCTCCTTAATAATCTTGTTTCTGTAAGCTTCAGGCGTCATTTTCTTCAGTTTTGCACGTCTTTCTATCTCTTTTTCTATCAAAAGAGCCATGTATTGTGCAGGACCTCTATGCTCCTTACCACACAAAGCTGTCAATGTTTCGTGGTCTTCTTTTCTTACTGCAACGGATTTATGTTTTTGTATGTTCATCTTTATCCTTTTTCATTGTTTCATTTCCCCGTGCATCCTTAAATAGTGTATAAGAATTCTTGCCATCAAAATAATAGCCATTTATTTTTTTCTTTGGTTTTGATTTTTTTGTAGTTACCTCTGCTAAAAGAATCGGTCCCACTGGTTTACCAGTTTTCTTGTCAAGTGATCGTAAAGGTAAATAAGTTTTTTTCATTAGTTTAAATTTTTTTTAATATCTGCAATCGCATTTTGAACTGTATATCCATGTCTTTTTTCTATTTCTTTCATTAAATTTTCTAGTCTCTTACTACACTCACTTTGGGATCTTGGTGGAGAATCTTTTATTAAATGTTCTTCAACTATCTCCTCAATATCAGGAAACTGACAAATAACGTTTTTTATCCACTTCAATACTGGGTGGTTTTTTGCATCTAATTTGTTCATGACAGTCCTATGATCATCATAATCAGTAATGCCGATATCATCCTCGGAAAAGAAGACCACAGCAAGAAAAATAAGACGATTAATATTAAGAAAAGTTTCATTTGTCATTTCTCGAGTTTATCATCTTTTTAGCCATACCGATATCTATTAAATTGTAACCCGTATCACCTAACTGCAAAGTCAGATCAGCCATCAATTCTGTAGCATTTTTAAATTCACTATGATTTTCTGTAGCATCTTTTGGAACAACTTCCATGATTGTACTACACTTATCTGATAGTTCTTTCATTGAATACACCAACATTAGTTTGTACTCCAAAATCTCATTTTTTGTTTTACTGTATT